GCAGTTTAAATAAAATGCCAAAAAATTTACACAACGGTTTAAAAAACACATTAAATAATAATCTAATTAGAACCAAGATAGAAACAATTATGGAGTTAGAACATGGTATCTCTTGAAAAGAGTGAAAAATTTCAAAAAGAATTTAATGAATGGAAGATTATTGCTGAATCAATGGAAAACATGCGAGCAAAAGCAGAGTTAGAAAATCTGTTAGAACAGCTCGGTAAAATGGTTAAAAAAATTGATATAGAACATGTAAAGTTAGCTACACAACATATTATGCCAGATGTAGTTGGAGAATCTCGGCAAGAAATTTTTAATGTTAGAAATAAAATACAACGAATAATAAAAGATTACAATTCTAGTATTAAATAGATCCAAAGTTTTTAATTGTAATCGCTCCGACCATAACTCCGTGAACTGAACACTGGTAACGATAATTAGGTGGGGAACTTATAGCATTTGGGATTTTCCAATATAAAGTTCCGCTGGTTTGCCCTTGTGCGGCAGCGCCAGTACTGATCGTGCCATTAGTAGCAACATGCGTTAGCCCTGTGTTATAATTTGTACCGGTACTGTCTTGTATTAAGAACGGGTGTCCGGTAATGTCTAGATGAAATGCAATAGTTGTTCCGTTAATTACATAAATTGTAGGATTATCTGTTGTACCGTACTGATCAAATCTATAAGCACTTGCACCGACATTCGTAACTTCTAACATTGTAATTGCAGGAAGATAAATTTTATCAACAGTCAATGATGCACTGGTCGAATCTGTTAGATTTGAAAATGTTGTTGTTGGTGATGCTCCAGAATAATTAATAGTAAGTGTATCACCACTTACACTGGTAGTAATGCTACTACCGCCTGCAACAGTTAATGTATCAGTTGCGGTATTAGCAGTTGTAGCTCCGTTATCACCTGCAACAGTTGCCCAAAGATTTTGCTCAACGCCTTCACCGCCGCCTGCAGAGTTAATTGTTATAGAATCTGACGCCGCTGATGTAGTGATCGTAATATTTGATCCTCCGATTAAATTAAGAGTATCATTAGTAGTATCTGCTACAACACTATCTTGGCCAGTTACTGCAATAGTATTAAATGCATTTGGTACAGATACTTGAGCTGATGATGATACTACATTCCACACTGAACCGTCGTATTGCCAAGTAGTATTACCACTGGTGTATACATCGTTAAGTTGTGGATTCGTTGGAAAATTAATAGCCATTGTTTATTCCCTTATGCATAAGTTGTGAGCGACCCGATTACTTCCCAAGTTGAACCTGTATATATCAAAGTAAATGAAAAAATATCAGTAGATTCAGCATTTGGGGTGGGCTCAGAACCACCTTGCCATTTTAGATTTTGCGATGCTCCGTTAATTTGAACAGCGTTTGGCAAATATGCCACTGCACTTTGATTAATTATAAGTGCAATAGATATTGTACTTTCGATACTACTAGGTATATTTGAAAAATTTGCTGTAAAATTTGTACCAATATCATATAAAAACCAAACAGTTCCTTGATCGAAGTCAAACTCAGTAACAGAAGTAATGCCAGTTTTAGTAGTCATTTTTTCGACACTTTGGCCAATCGTAGTTATTCCGTTTATTGTTAAGTTATTAGCAGTAGTGGTTCCGGTAAACGTTGAGTCGGTAAACATTGTCGTTTTAGATTCATTGGTAACATTGCCTAATCCTATTTGAGACGCTGGTATCGATGCGTTTAGAGATCCGTTAATTGTTAGATTATTTTCAACAACTACATCGCTGCTAAAACGTACCAATGGAGTAAAAACAATTTCAGAACTATCAACTGTGGTTATCGTGTCATTTGAAATGCTAATATTCTGTATAGATGTTGGAACATTAATAGTTAATAATGAACTATCTTCTGTTGATATTATATTATCAGATATAACAATACTACCTGAAGTTATAGAATCAAATGTTGCCGAGGAATTAAAAATTACAGGAACATCAAACGATATTGCAGAACTGTCTCCGCTGGTTATTACGTTATTATTAAAATCTATATTGCCTAATCTATCATTTGTAACATAGTTGTCTAACTCAGGTATAGGAACACTAGGTTGAATCCACTGAAGAGTGTCCCCATCGTTAATATAAACATAGAGTACACCGTTGTTTGTGTTAAGCCATAAATTTCCATTTTCAGGTGATACAGGCAGTGTTGTTCCTACTGTAACAGTTGTGCTTCCGCCTCCACCGCCGGAACCCACTCCTGCAGCAGTTGCTTTTGCTAGAAAATCGCTGTTAGAAACATTCGACAGGTCTGCTTTTGATAATTGAATTCCGCCAGTAGTTAGTCCGTCATAAACTCGGAGTGTTTTGGTATCACGATCAAAGTAAATTTCACCTCGAGATCCTAGTTTTCGATCTAAGAACTCAGAATCTCTAGGAACTACACGAAGATTGTTTATAATAGGAAAATTGGCCATAAATTAAATAAAATCCTTATATCATATTTATCAACGATAACTAGTAATATGAAAGTATTTAAAGATTTTATAGCAGGAGAATTTATTAGTCATAATGTTTGTGATTCTTTAATAGAGTATCATGCTAAATCGATCAGACAAAAACCTGGCATGGTATATAATGATACAGACCAAAACCTAGTTGTAAATAAAGAAGTTAAGGATAGTATAGATGTAGAGTTTTTAAATACAACCTACCATTATAAAAATTACACCCAAGAATTAAGTTATGTTATTCAAAACTATATTGATATTTTTAATTTTTGTAACAAGTCTGCACCGTGGGGATTATTAGAAAATCCCACAATACAAAAATATCGTCCTAACGGTGGGTTTTTTAAATGGCACTGTGAACGATCATCAGGATGCCAGCCATCAGCAAGCAGACATTTGGTTTTTATGACATTTTTAAACACAGTTTTAGAAGATGGAGAAACCGAATTTTATTATCAAAAAATAAAGATAAAACCAGAAAAGGGTTTAACTTTGTTATGGCCTGCTGACTGGACATACACACATAGAGGAATACCTTCAATAGAAGAAAAGTTTATAATAACAGGTTGGTTAAGCTTCCTTGATAACCAACCTGTAGCACCTATTAACTTAAATTAGCCGTATTTTTCATTTAGCGCGGCTTTTGTTCCTAAATCATATTCTTTATCTTCTTTAGGAGCCAAGCAAATTGTACACTCCGTGTTTAAAATTAATCCAGCAATACTTGCTGAGTTGTAAAGTGCTGATTTTGCAACTTCTGTAGGATCAACAATTCCTAATTCAAGCATATCGCCAAATTTTCCTTCAGCTGCATCATATCCATACATTCCGTTGCCTTTAAGAACTTGATCAATAATAACATCAGAACTTTCGCCTGCATTATTTACAATTTGTCGAATAGGTGCTTCTAATGCCTTGCTAACGATATTTATTCCAGCAGTTTGATCTTCATTTTTGCCTACTAAATCTTTTAAAGCATTTTTCATTTTAAGATAAGCAACGCCGCCCCCGGCTACAATTCCTTTTTCAATTGCAACCCTAGTAGCATGCAATGCATCGTCTACTCTATCGCGTTTTTCTCTCTGTGCAATTTCGGTAGCCCCACCACATCTTACAACAGCTACTCCGCCTGTAAGAGATGCGATGCGCTCGCGTAGAGCTTCTCTTCCAAAAATATTTTCTTCGTCGTTTAACAAAAAATTCAGTTCGTCAACTCTGTTTTTTATTTTTTGTTCGTCTCCGTGACCACTTATTAAGGTAGTTTTTTCTTTAGTAATTTCTATCTTAGCACATGTGCCGAGATCTTCGAGTGTAGCTTTAGATAAAATTTTTCCAAGATCTTCACTAATAACTGTCCCTCCGGTAAGAATTGCAATATCTTCTAAAAGATGTTTACGCTTTACGCCTTTCCAATCTGGCCCTCTTACCGCACATGCTTTAATATTTCCTTGAACTGAATTTACAACCAATGTAGCCAATGCTTCATTTTCTACAGATTCTGCCATAACTAAAAAAGATCTACCAGATTGTGCAACTTCTTCGAGTATTGGGACTAAATCGTTAATATTAAGGATAGGTCTATCGCTGATTAATATATATGGGTTTTCGAGGATACATCTTTCTTTGTCTGCGTTTACAAAATATGGACTTAAATAACCATGTTCATATTGCAATCCATTTACAACGTGCAGTTCGTCTTTATAACCTGTTCCTTGTTCTACTGTTATAATGCCTTTTTTCCCTACTTTTTCGACAGCTTCTGCAATAAGATTACCTATTGATTCGTCATTATTCGCCGAAACAGTAGCTACCTGTCGGATTTCGTCTATTTCTTCACAAGTTTTAGAAAAATTTTCTAGTTCTTCAGCGGCGGCATCTACTGCTTGATCTATTCCTCTCTTTAGGTTAATCGGTGCCGCTCCTGCTGTAACCATACGCATTCCTTCATTAACAATTGCTTGGGCCAAAACAGTCGCGGTAGTTGTGCCATCCCCTGTATCGTCCATAGTTTGTGTAGCAACTTGTCTAATCATTCTTATGCCTGTGCTTATTTGATTATCAACAACATCAACATCCCTTGCTACAGTTACGCCATCTTTTGTTACATCAGGAGGACCATATTCTTTTTGAATTACAACATTTCTTCCTTTCGGGCCCAGCGTAACTTTAACCGCATCTGCTATTAAATTTACACCTTCAGTTAATTTTTTTCTACTTTCGTCGCCAAAAAATAACTCTTTTCGATCAATTGACATTATTATCTCCGTTTAAAAACCCTAAAATTTCATCTTGTTTAAGTATAAGATGTTCTTCCCCGTTCAATTTTACAGGGAACCCTGAATATTTTGGATATACCACAGTATCTCCTATCTTTATGTCCATCGGAATCACATCACCTTCGTCGGTCATACGTCCGTCTCCGACTGCAATAACTTTTCCTTTTGTTGGTCTTTCAACAGACCCTTCAGGAATTACAAGTCCTGTTTTTGTTTTGTTTTCATCCTCAATTTTTTCGACAAGGATTTTGTCTCTAAATGGCAAAAATATATCAGTCATAAATACTCCTTCTATGCGAACTATTTATTTTCGAAAATATTTAATTAGAATTATTATGAAGGAGTATCTGGCCAGTCAAACTCATAAGGAAAACCTGGACTTTTTGATATATCTCTAAGTTGCTGTCTGTATACTTCCCAATTTTGTTTTTCTGTCTCGCTTAAGGGAGCGTTTGGAAGTTGAGTATAATCAGTCTGCGCTAATAATTTATTCCGAGTTTCTTTGTGTTCTTTTTCTAATTCCTTTTGTGTCTTTATTAAGGTAGGATTAGGATAGTGCTCGGGAGGCCAATTAGCAGGACCAAAAGATCCGCTTGCACATAACTCATAAATTTCTCTTACTTGCGGATCTTCAGATATACGATGTGCGGCAAATTCAACAGGGTTTTTAAGCTCTTTAAACTTTACCAAACAAAACATTTCGTTTTCTTGGTCTGTACCTCGTTCAATTTGTAAAAGATTTTCTATTGTAAATTTATGACTCATTTTTCACTCCTGGTGATACTAGTATTTATCTTCTCTAACAAAAATCATATGGCCGGATAACCTAAACCTTTTCGTCCGTCGTAGACGAGATCTGGATAAAAAGGTCCGTTTTTATTAATAAAGTGACAAAATACTTGAACCTGATATGTGTTTTTATTACCTTGTAATGGTTCTCTCCAATGTTCTAATTCACATCCTCTATAAATTATAATGTCACCCGGATGTTGTTCTATCATAAAACCAGGTTTATTATTACTTATAAATTCTCCGTTTGGACCATTTTCGGATGTTATCGAATCGGGATCTACATACATTCCCCAATTATATTCTGTAGGAGTTTCGGCATAGTTGTATCCTAAACAAATCGTAGTGCTTATTTCACAACTTGGACGATCTTTGTGGCGTTTTAAATCTTGTCCAGGTCTATACACTCTAAAATAAGTATATGTTGAAGATAAGCTTAGATCTGTAAGTTTTTCTATGTGGGGCTTAATAAAGAACATAATGGTTTCCATTAGAGTATCCCCATAAACCGAATGAGCACCTGGAACCTGTCCTGTAATCTCTTCTTCTGGTTGAAATTTTACATTCTCTTGTATTAGTGCATATTTTGTTGCAATTCTGCAGATATCTAGCGGTAACAAGTTTTTTTGAATTAAAAATCTATTTTTTTCAAAATTTTCTATTTCCATGGCTTTCCTAAACTCCAAGCTACTAAACTATATCTTGTTCCTGATTTGACCGGTGTTACTTGGTGGTGTATATGAGAAGGAAACACAATTAAACTACCCTTAGGTCTTATTTCTTTACAGGTATGATAGCGTCGACCTTCGGAATGTGGCCCAAAGTCAAATCTGAGATTGCCTCCGGTATATTCGCTCGGATCGTTTAAACTAAGGGTCATACTTAATTTTCTTATTTTACCTTCCATATTCTTGTTATAAACACATATAGAATCTTCAGGAACTGGGTTTCCGTCAAGATCGTAAACTAGATTGCCGTCACTATCTACGGCTTGCTTATCAATTGTTGGATCAAATATTCTGTATGGCGACGGACTTGCATCGGCATGCCAACCATAAAATTGATTAACTGAATATTTAGTAAACTGTAAATCTTCAGTAAAATCCCATTCAAAGTTCCATCCGGCCTGAGCATTCGCTTCATGAATAAATGGCCAAATAATGTCGTATATCCAAGTATTGTTTATGAATGCAACATTCGAATCTCGTAAGTATACGTCGTTAGAAGAAAGGCCTTTTTTTCGTAAACCTTCTGCCGTTAAACTTTCTACACTAATTGTGTCTTTATTAGATCTAAAAGGACTATCTTTTTGTCTTTGATCGCCAGTTGTTGCAATAGTTGCTTGATCACCGTATTCTTTTTTGACATTATGCATTTCCACAATGCCGGTCTCTAAAATCTTGTCACAAATTTCAGACGGAATAACTGACTCGAAAAACCAATAATCATAATTCAAAATCATTTAAAGAGATCACCGTGAATGTGTCCGATAATAATTCTTTTTTCTCCAGATGTTACTTTTGAAATTCTATAAGGTATAAAACTTGGAAAAATTACTATCGAACCTTTTGCTTGCATAAGATTGTTATCAGCGGTTGTGTTTAAAAATTCTAATTCGCCACCGTCGTATGATTCTGGATCTGTAAGATTAATAATAAAACATAGTTTCCTTGAAGGAGCAAACGGATTGATATCTACATGCCAGTCATAAAAATCATCTACTCCGTATTTAAAAATTTGCGGGAAATCTTGATCTATAACTCCTAATAAATTAAAATCAAAGATTGTATCATTTGCTTCTTTGGTTATTTGGCGAATATCCTCAAAAGGGAAGTCAGTAACTTCACCTCTCAATTTTTGTCTATCTGCTGAGTGTAATTTTTCATCACCTACTACTTTTACTTTCATCCAAAGTTCGTCTATTAATGTTGATTCGATTTTATCTATCTGCGTTTCGTCAAATAGTTTTGCAGTTGTGATAGACAATATATCTTTAGTAGCTATATTAACCTCATTTTCAATTTCGCTAGATGCAAAATCAGTAAAATTCGAAGTTTCTTGTTGATCCATAATATTTTCTCCTTATATTAATTATCTTTAAAATAATTATAATTTAATTTTTTATCTAAATGTTTCCATGTAGATAGAGGAAACGGTAATACATGACCACTATATCCAAGATATGGTGAAAACTGTTTTATCTCCTCAATATTTTGATTCCATCGTCGACTATTTGCTAATCTTGTTTTACATTTTTCTGAGGCTATATTCCAAAAATTAGAATCAAAATTTGATCCTCCTTGATATAAAAAACAAATTCCTAATTCGTAGTCTTCTGCAATTTGTGTTAATTCTTGATTTATTT